TTAGATCTTCCATCGTGTTTTGCATATTTGTATATACATTTGAAGTGTCTTGCATTTCAAATTTAGCTTTGTTTCTATTAAACTCAGCTTGGGCTGCTCTTTGTTCTTCTTTTCTTTTTTTAGAACCGATGATACCACTGGCTATACCAGTTAATCCTCCTACTATTTGTCCTACCATTATATTAAGTTTTTATAGTTTTATTATTACGTATTATTTGCTACTCTCAAATACCTCACTAGCAACAGCAAATAACTCAGCATACTCTGTAGATTTATTTATAAATTGTGTTTCCGCAAAATACCCTTTTAAAGAACTAACTTCTACTATGGGGTTTTTTACGTAGAATATAAAGTCACCCGAAGAAGGTGGAGCTACACCTGGAGGTGCCGAAACCAAAACATAAGTTAAATCACCGTTTGGATCTATGGTTATTGATACTATAGGCCCAACTTGTATTTCGGAGCCGCTTGCGCCGTCTACATACCATATTATGTCCTGTACTTGCATTCCGTTGGGTACAGAGCTTGTGCTAAATGTAATATTTATATCAATCATATTTAAGGGTTTTGATTAGAGTCAATACATTGATTGCATTGAGACCACGGCCCGCCTTGTATGTCAATATACAAACCAGGTTCCTCATCTACATTTATGTCGATTATTTCCGCGCAGAGTCTAGGGCTGGTAGCACCGGCTGTTACCCAAACAACTTGACCTATAGAGTAAGTGTTAGAATTTATTACTTGGTTGCTTCCAAAAAAAGCATCGGATTGTGAAACATAAAATTGACCTGCGTTGTTGCACATGTCCACTTTGTATGAAAAAAACGCTGGTGGGTTTGTGCCGCATTGAGGGCAAGCTGTCTCACCTCCTAAACCAATAGAGGTTTGCTGTCTATATGTGTTGTTTTGTGCCATTATATTAAGGTATTATGTTAAAGCAGGTATTGTCGCTATAGAATCCGTTTGGAGCAGCGGTAGTTAAAGATGCATCTTGGTATAATCCTGAATTATTTAAAAAAGTTTCTCCCTGTGCAACCCATACTTGAACCGTTGTAGCATTGCCACAGCAAAGATCATCAGCTGATTTAGCGGCGTAACACAAGAATAAAGATTGTGAGCAACCTGGACAATTAATCGCAGGAGTAAGGAACAATCCTGTTTGTCCATCGTAATTTCTGTAAATGCTACCATCGGAATATGTTCCGCTAAGTGTTGCTGGCGGATTACCTGGTACATTCAAATACATCTCTGTTGCTGTAGATAAAGAGGTGGTGTTTAAATAGACGATAGTCGTGGTTTGACCACAACATGCATCCGTTACACTAAATTTAGAATTGTAATTTAAAATAAATGGCCCAAACAACGCAGGCACCACTGTAACTATATCATCTAAGTCAAAAGTAAACGTAGCATCAGCATCTCCAGATCTATTTAAAATAAAGTTATAATGTAGAGAAATACTGGTTGGACTTATCTGTGTCATTGTAATCGCAGTGGGCCCATTGCTTACGTTACCACTTGTTCTAAAAAACGAAACTGTACCCCCATCAGCTGTGGTAGTCAGCGGAGGTGTTATACCTACACTTAAATTAGGAAGACTGCCGGTTATCGATGTTACAGTATAATTAAATGGAGCTTGATTGGTACTATTGCTTAATGGATCATAAGCTGAAAAATTAAATCTGTCTCCAACCTGCAGGTTACCATAATTTTCTGATAATGTAATAAAATTTAAAACAGAAGCGTTTGTAGCGGGTCCGTCAAATGAGCCGTTTACGGCTATTTCTTCTCTAAATTTACCCAATGCAAAAGGGGTAATCGATATGTTTTCTGAAGGAGCAATGTCAATAGTAGCGTCTATGTTTGTAGCAAACACAGGAGGATTAGTAATTTGAAATGCAGGCACGGAGAATGTTTGCAATGAGTTATAAGATATATTTGGATTTGTAGAAGCTCCAGTAACTGTTAATTCAATGTCTGCGTATTGTCTTACGATAATTGGTAAAGGTTGGGAAAATGGACTTGCTAAATCTCCTGTTAATAAAATCTCCCACTCTGTATATCCGCTCCCTGACCAAACTGGAAATTCTATAATATAAGTTCTTTGGCCGCTACTAACCATAGAGTCGTTTTGAGCTATATTTATAGTATCAATACCATTAGACATTGAGATGCTATACACAGCTCCCTCTTGGCCAAAAACAGTAAAAGCTTTATTTTCACCAGTAGCCTGCACAAAATTAGGTAATTCAGAGTAACTTGATATTACTATAGGTTGAACTAGAGGTAATAATTTTGATCGCAAAGTAAAGTCTATAACATCATCTGAATAGCTTTGAGCGGTAAACAAATACTTAACCACATAGGTAATACTAGTCATTAATCCCTGTGAGTTAAATTGAGGATTTTCTTCAAAAGAATAATTAGCAGCGTTACCTTGCGTTAAAGCAACATCTGCTCCTATTATATAAAAATTAGAACTAGCCGTAAATGTTTTAGAAAATAAAGTAACCAAGTCCCCAACTTCACCAGAAGCGCTATAAGGCACGTTAGACTCGCTAGAAGGGGTTATTTGAGGTTCTACATCGGTGTTATATATTCCATTAATACCCGAATCAATCTGGCATGCTCTTCCGCTGATACATATACCTAAATATAAATTGCCAGCAGGCATGACAGCAGAAGGAACTAAGTTAATAATGACTAATACGTTAGCTCCTGCTTGGGTAAAAACAACACTGGATACATAAGTTGCATTAGGTGGCGTTGCTAAACTAAAACTAGTCGCATCTACGGTGTAACCTGTATCTGGTACAATTAATAGTTCCATGTAGGCTTGCCCTATTGCCTCCGTAATAACAGAGTTCTCTGGTATTATATACTCTACCGATGTTATTGTGTAATTGTTATTGGGTGTTAGCATGTTGGATCTTCTATAGTGTTTACTTGTGTCATTGTCGTTATAGTACCATTCTCATCTGTTTCAATAAAATACCACTCATCCCCAAACAAAGATAAATCATCCCATAAAGCTTGGACATAAGCAACTGAAGTTCCTCCATTGGGGCTTTTCCACATTGCAGTTGTATTAGCGTAAGGCGTATATACTTCTTGTGCTGAATTGTAAGTGTATATAGTAACACCTTCTTGTAAGTCAGCAGATTGAGAGCTATACCAATACACCCCTTTGCTGAAAGTGCCTCTACCTTTACAATTAGGAGGCGGGTCGCTGAGTGGTCCACAAATCTCTAAAGGTGAATTTGTCCAAGTAGTTATAGAATCCCTCATACCGCATATTGCAGATGTAATTCCTCCAGACATAACGTAGCTTTGAACATTATTGTAGTACCCTCTAAATAAATTCATAGGGCCCACATCAGGATCCTCGTCGCAAGGCGGTAATGTGTTGTATTGGTCCATAGATTGAATAATTCCATCCGGCGTAACCATAACGATCATATAAGCATTAGGAACTGTTGCGGGGTTAGAAGGGTCTAAGGCGGGGGCATCCGGAAGAGGACCAGCAGTGTTGCTTATAAATAAATAAGTACCTGGTTCGCTTATGGGTTCTAAAGTGTCTTTATCATATAATTGAGTTCCGACAGTTAACCCTTCTTCAAATATATACTTAAACTGGTCATAATTAATTGAGCTTATTTCAGAGTAATTCCCAGCTAACCATAAGTGAAAGTCTTCTATAATACATTTAGCACTGGAGGCTTGTGATTCATTTAATATTGAACTAGAAAGACCCTTGGTGTTCCATTGCCACCACCCATCAATAAGCGTGTCTGGCACAGGGTCAGCTTCGCAGTCTTGCCCAAGACCTTCGCAGCTTAATCCAGAGGTAAGTATGTAATCTTGCTCCACAGGGTCAATAGTTCCAGTACCTATACCCTTCCCCTTTTTGCATACTTCTAATGCCTTTATATGATTAAAGTATTTACCTTCTTTATTTTCAAATTCTTTTATTTCACCTGATTCTAAATTTGTTCTTATAAAATTACTGTACCAACCTTCTCTTTTTACTTGAACAAATCCAGGAACGAAAGAACCTGCGTTAACCTCAGCTATTGAATACCAGTTGTTATTGTATTCGTACTCTAACTCCCTAGAGGCTGAACCCGAATAGTTTAAAGCAGTATAACCCTTTACCGCTTGAGGGGAATCGTTAATTAATAGATTTACTGTACTAAAATATTGATCGCCATAAAAGTTATTATAAGTATCATTTAACCCATGCTCCCAGATTAATGCGTTCTTGAAAGTGTAATAAGTATTGTTTAAAGAAACTCCACCCTCAGGTATAAAGCTTTTTCTACTAGTCCAGCCTTTAACTTGTTCGTCAAAAGAAACAGTAGTTTCTAATATTAAGTTCTCTTCTGCAGGAGAATCACTAGTAGGGCACTCTGCGGTTAAATTATAATCTTTATCTACACTAAGATGCTTTCTCCAGTAAGGAGTTAGCGAATTAAGAGTTACATTATATAAACCCTTGTCTTCGTCGTAAGATCCTATTATTTTTGTAGATGATGATAAATTGTCAGAAAAGAAATCATTCATTCCTTGCTCTGATATAACGGTTATACCGTCCCTAGATAATCTTATCACCGCTCCTCTGTTTTTATCGGTAAAGTAACTTCTAAAAGCATAAGATGCAAATGATTCTGGATTTTTTGATATTCCGTAATCACCAACGTAAGGAATAGTTTGTCCTAAAACGGCATTGTTACCTGTTAAGTTAACATTTCCGTCAGCATTGTATAAAGCATCTTTATTGGCTAATACTCTAAAGCATTTATCCTCGCAAAGTGCTATTAAGTCAGTATCTCTAGCGTGTAGCTTTTGAATTGTACCGTAGGTGGGGTTTAAATCTTTAGTTATTTTTTCCGCTTGTATAAATTGATTCAATCTATTGATACCGGAGGTTGAGTTATATAATTGAGAATATATAAATCCACTACCTCTATGTTCTAAAGCGTATGGCTCGTCAAGTACCGTTGAAACTTTTACCCCTTTGTTTATGGTTTTAGCATTAAAATCATCTCTAACTCTATTTGATTCTGCTCCGTTTCCAAAAGAATATACATTATACCAATCTATAGGGTCATAATTAAGCCCATGCTGAGCTATTTCAAAGGACTTACTAGCTTCGTAATATAAATCAAGATCAGCAGTCTCTTTTGGCTCTGTTTCAAAAACTGCAGGGTTAGTAGATGTAAGTATTTTATTGTCACCATCATAAACATCAGTAACTATTTGCATAGAAATATCACTAGATATTAGTGTGCCTGTGTCCCCGTTAGAAGATGGAAACCAATCTTCCTTTAATGTTTCATTCAACTTAGCAACAAAAGCAACACGCTGGTCCTGGGCTTGGTTATCTAAACCACCCCCACAACAAACTCCAGCGCACGCTTCCCTACCCCCAAGCCTTCCTTGCTGGTAAGCTTCTTGTATTTGATAAACCTTACTGTAATCTCCAGTAGAATTATTAACAAATCTTATATAAGATCCCGCGTCAAAGTAAGCTCCTCCCATTTGGCCAAAACCACCTTGTGCCGTGCCACTAAAATCATCTATATACCCGCTTAGTTGACCTACAAAAGAATAGCCAAACCATTGGTTGTATTGCATAGGAGGTTTGTAGTTCTCTCGTATTATGGTGTTTAAGCTGGTTCCAACTCCACCCCACGCTCCTGGCCCTTGCGATTGATATTGAGACCAATTAGAAGCACACTCACATGGAAAGCAGTCGTTGTCATGCCTGTTCCCTGTGTCAAGCCAAAAATACTTGAAGTTATTAACATTTGTTTCACCTTCAGCTGTTCTTAAAAACGGTTTTATTTCATCTAAAACAACATATCTTTTTTGTAAAGCGGAAAAAGTTTTAATTATATTTTCGTCAAATGCAAAATCTCTGTTTATTTTAGCAAAAAATCTACCTTCAAACTCAGGGAGACTTTTTGGCTCCTCTATAAATATAGTTATATCTATATTGTCCCCAGTAGATAAGTTTTCCATCCAAGAAGCATCGCCAGCTAATGGGTCTTTTAACTTTATAGAATAAATTACAGGATTGTTACCGCCTGCGGAATTATAAGCGCTACCTGCTTTTTCTATTCCATAAGCGTTAGTTTCAAAACCTCCTTTTTCAAATATAACTTGATTAGCAGAGCTTAAGTTATTTCCAAAATTTGGATTTGACTGAAGACTTGGTCCCTCTACTCTTACAGTAAGAAAACCAGGGCCTGCTTCAGTAAGTAATTTAACCGTACCTGAAAATAAAGTCTTCTTAAAATTAGAAACAAAATCAGGCGCTTCGTTTTCTATAGCTAAAATTTTATATCTATTAAGATCTTTTACTGGTTCTGAATTGTCATGCTGTTTTTTTAGTATTAAATAAGTCTCCTCGTCTAATTTATTTCTTTCAGAAGAAGGAAATGACAACCATATATTACCATCCTCTGCAGGATAGAACCTGTCCAAAGCCAAGTTATAATAAGGAGTTGATGTTTCTTTTACAAAATACTTATAATGCGTAGCAAATGGCGGAGGAGCAGTAAATATCTTGGTAGCTAATTTTGTAACTTCGCAAGATTCAGATATATCTATGTAGGTCGATGAGTTCTGACTAGAAAAAACAGGTGTTTCTCTTCCAAATTCATCCTTATAAACAACACCAACTTGATAAGTTCTTATTGATTTCAACGACGGCTCTGCATCTCCTGTAAATTGATTATTTGTATACTGACTTTCCGAGCCCGGTACTAAGTACTCAGGCACTCTTGATGGATGAGGGCTGGATAGTATTTGCGTATCTAATCTGATTGATCCAACGGTGTAATTTTGCAGATAGTTTCCATAAACTATTCTATTGCCTATAATTTCTTGTGCTTTTGCTTTTAAAGGCACGTTATCCCATGGTCTTAGTAATTGATTAGACTCAACAATAGAGCCTATTAACTCATTTTTAATTTCAAAATAATCAACTAAATTACCAGTTAATAGAGTGGAATCATTTCTTTTTATAGTGTCTACAACGTAAACAGCATTACTGTCATCTGCTTTATATAATATATCTAATTCAATAACCTCTTCACTTCCCCACGAAAAATCTGATACAATTAATTTCCTTATATTGTTAGTCATACCAATATTATAACCATCTGATGAAATATACTTGAACTTATTAGGTATAAAAGCAACTTCTGAGAAAGGAGAAAAACAAGAATACTCGTTATCAATGTACTTCCATCTATAAGCGAATCTAGGAAAATTGTATTCAAACAAGGGAGTCTTTTCTTCTAATATAACTTCCCATGCAATAAGCAGATCATCCCCGTCTTCGTTAAAAAACCTGTTAACGTCACTTGAGATGGATTGTATTCTAACTGTTATAGAATCACCATTAACTCCATTTGTAACTATTAAAAATCTAGCTTGGTATTCATATTGATTATTAAAGTCATCTATATAAGAAGCTCTAAGCGAAAGTACATCACCATCCTGCCAAACAGCTTGTCCGTCTACTATTCCATAACTAGGTGGAGCTAATATATCAAAAGTTATTTCTCCATTCCAATTAGCCCCTAAAGAACTATTTGCATAATAATCTGGGTCACCTGCGATGTTCGCTAAATACTGCCCATAAGTATCTATTGGTATTGGTTGCGACGGAGGATCTTGAGTAAGGTCAGCTCTATAAGTAAAGTTTTGCTGCTCATTAACACCATACTCTGTTCTTAAGTAATCTACACCAGTACCAGGAATATCTGCTCCAAACTTACTTGCTCCCATATCTAAAATAGGAGGGTTTAATGGTGATTTTTTAATTACAGTAATATCTTCTTCTAAAAAATCCGGTTGACCAATTATATTAGATTGATACACTTCAGCTTCCTGATTGTATATAGGTATTTTAGTGTGCGTAACAAAATTAACAGAGCCTGTTTTAAATTTATCAATATTTATTTTTTTTGGTTCAGTTTGATTATCTGTCCAAAATAAAAATTTATCAATTATATTTATACCTGTTATAAGGTAAGTTTCATTAAACTTTAATATACCTTTAGTATCTACCAGCACTGGTGATATTGTGCCGCTTACCTGATTATATTCAGCTATTGCACTTATGCCAAATTTTCCAGTCCCATGAGTTGGAGCAGCTATAAACCAATATATTTTTTCATTTATATCGTTTCTGTATACACCTATACATTTAGCGTTGTCAAGCTGATCTATATAGTTGCTAACCCACGGCAGATTTTTATTATTTTTTCTTAACTGAGTATTGCCCTCTACATTCTGCAATGAACCACTGTTGCCATTCTCTGAGTTTGCTAAATCTAGATTTAAAGCATCTCGATATTCTCCCTGAGGAACAAGTCTTTCGTCAAGGTCTTTATTCATTTTACCCGCGTTAAACAGGTGAGTAAATTCTGGCATATATTAGTGTTTTATTTGCTTAGACTTATTACGCATAACCTGAGCAATCTCTTCTATTTTTATATTTGATAGTCTTAATTTCGCGTTTCTTTTTGCGGCTGCTTTTTCTTTTTTGAATCTAGCTACCATATATTCAGGCACATTGGTTCTTGTTGAAAGAAGAGAATGAGCTATATGTTTATACATAGCCTCTTCCGCAAACTTATGTAGTGTTATGTCTTCGTCTTTGCTGCTAACACCGTCAGAAACGTATTTTAAAGTGATTATTTTATTAGATAAACTGGAATCAAAGTATATAATACCAACAGATTGGTCTATGTAAAAAACACCATTAGACTGAGCACTTGAGGGGGTTAGCCCGTATCTGCGACCATAATTAGCGCCTATGCTTTTTATATCACTACCTTTTGATCCGTTGTCAAATCTTTTTTTAGTTTCTGATTCCTCTGCGGTAAGTAGCTCTCTATTTTGTTCATCAAACAAATATTGAAATCTGTGGTCCTGCAGTATCGGTTTAGGATTAGAAGTGTTAATGGCTGGATATATAACATGCTCAAGCCCTACAGAATCGGTCCACGTGAGTTTTACATAGTTAACGTAGTCTTGAGGTAATATCATTCCTAAGGAAGGCCCTAATTCAATCTCTTGCGATTTAACTGAAGGTAATATATCAAAGCTAAATTCTTGAATACCACGCATTGCATGGAATATAACATCCGTTCTTTTTACTCTTGGTATTATTTTATCTTCACCAACATAAGATATCATAAAATTATTTATTATATCTTTTATAGTTATAAACTGGTAATTACCGTAATTTTCATCCCAGCTATTCCATTGACCATCTGGACCTAGGTAATACTGTTCGTTATTTTCTGTTATTAAACCCATTTATTACGATTTTTGTTGTTGAATAGTTTCTTGCTCTTCTTTGTCAAATACTTGGTATAAGCTTAAATCTTTTATAAGTATTCCACATAATTCTAGTATTTTTATAACCAATTCGGTTTCCTCTGATGGGTGCAACTCAAAGTTAGTAGTTGTGGTTGCATCATAAAGAGGCTCATCAAAAACTATTTGATAACCCCAAACCACTGGAGTCGGCTGCTTTATATACGTAGCGACAACATCAGACTGTATTTCTTGGTCACCGTATACTTTGATACCCCTATCGTCTGCTATATATATAGGACGTACATTTTTAGGTTTTGTTAAAGGAGAGGAGTTTATGTATAAGAACTCATTAGGGTTTATGCGTTCTACTATTACATCTTCTGTTGTTGTAACAGGTGTATTAGGCCCTAAGTTCGGATCTAATATATTTTTAGTTGTAGAATTAGCGTATATAACCGTGCCAAGTCTATATAAATCTGAAGGTAATTGAAAAGTACCGTTAGAGCTAAATAAATAATTTAATGGTGCTCTAGTCTCAAATAAGGCTATTTTCTCATTAAGCAATTTAAGCATATCAGAAAATTCAGTGGAGTTCCCTGGTATTCTGCCAAATTGATTAATATCATAAAAGTATTGCTCAAACAAATCCATTTGCGCTTGGTTCGCGAACAAATTAAATTCTTGAGGCGTAACATACCCTCGTTGTTCTTTATTGAGTATTCCTAATACTCTTTGATAAACAGTGTTTATGCTTACAGCCATGTGATATTTTTTTAATTTATAATAGTTAAGCCACCTTTAAAGCAGCTTAACTACCATAAAGTAACTTACTATAGTTTATTTACTATAACTTTGTAAACTTCCATACCTTCATCTGTCTTAAAATATGCAGCTAATGCTGAATAAGGATGCTCGTCAAAAGGAACAGTCATTAATTTTCTATTTGTTTCCCCATAACTAAATGTTCTTTGATCAGGGGATAGAGTTATTATCTTAGCCTCTACTGCTTTAGCTCCAACGTTTCTTAAATGTACGTTATCATCTGTAGCTAAATTTATAAACAAAGCTGGATTTCTTTTAGCGAAGATCATAAGATCTCTTTTAAGTTCGCTTGAAGAAAGTGTTGTAACCTTACTGCCTAGCTCTACTCTTAATATAGCTTCGGCATCATCCGTGCTCATTCCCTTAGCCGCTGTAAGTGCTTCTAACTCTAATTCAATCCAATTTATCTCGTTCTCTGAGATGGCTACAGGATCATGTTCATGATACTTGATGCCTTTATTAGGATGGTATACAGAAAGAAATTTTTGCAATATAACATTTTCTTTAGGAACGGTTAAAGTACCGTCTCTAAAAACTATTCTACCAAGTGTTGAGTTTCCTTTTTGCTCATCTGCGAATGGGGACTTTTGATTGGTAGCATACCTTAGCTCTCTTTGGTAACCAGCTTCTTTGTCAAAATAAAGCAATGGTTTTCTTGAAGAGTGCTTAGATTGCATAGAGTAAACTATAGGGTGTCGATCACCATCTAAAACATAAACTCTATCTTTAAATTCAAACACAGGAACTTTTGGAGCTTCTATGATTTGTTTTTCTATTGCTTCTTTCTTTGTAATAACTTGAGGTGCAACCTCAACAGGTGCTACTGCTTCTTTAGCTTTTTTAGCCATGATATAATATAATTAAATAGTTTATAAAGGTAATAATTACCCCTGTAAATACAACAGGGGTAACAATTACATTAGTGTAGTATTACTTTTTCAACAATACAAAGTTGTTAGCAGCTTGTACACATAAACATCTTTCTGATAAGAAATGAACATTCATTGCGTCTTCGTCGCTTGTATAGTTTCCACCTACAGATCCAGTGATCCAAGACTTCATCTTTCTATCGTCTGCTTCAGAAGCTCTGTAACGTACGTGTAAGAAAGGTCTTGAAATATTCTGTCCTAGCATTTGGTCGTAAACTGTTGAAGTTCCTGCTGGAACAATAACACCTTCGATATCCCCAACTAAACCACGAGTTGTAGCGTCGTTTAAGTATTTCCAATCAGTCTTATAGAAATCATAAGATCCTCTACGGAATCCACTGAATCCTAAGTTCAACGCCATATCTTCTGAATTTTCGAATACACCATAAGATGTTCCTCCTACTCCATAAGTATTTTGTTGAGCTAGCATATTGTCAATACTTAAAGCAGTGCTTCTATCTAAGAACATCATGTTCTCTTCGATAGCTCCTTGCTTATCTAGTTCGTTCAAGATAATATCAAACTCTGCTAAACCTGGGCTTGGCGCACCGCCGGTACCAGGGTCTCCAAAATTAGCTCCCTCGTAAACTAATCCTCTTGCTTCAATAGCAGAGAAAAGTCCATCAGAACCTGTGATAGTGTTACCACCACCAAAATCATTTGCTGGGTCAGTGTTGATTGTTACAGTTGCTTTTTCAGCTTCAATCATAGCCATTTCTAATTGGTCTTCGAAACGGATACGAGCTTCGTGCTCTGATTTCAAGTACCATAGATATCCTGATGTTCCAATCTCAGTAGTTACTTCTACCCACCCAATTTGAGCAGTATCAGAACCATTTACATTGTACTTATCTCTAAGGATAATTGGCTTATTATTAAATTGCTCGAAAGCAGCATCTATAGAAGTCCCCGCGTTAGAAGATCCTTTTCCATATTCAGAACCGTATACAAATACTTTTCCTTTTCCTGCAGCTACTGGAGTTAAAGCTCCTTTGTAACCTGCTACTGTTAATGTTGCTATACCGTTTCCAGCTGTAGCTACAGATTTTACATAAGCTTTTTCAACCTTAGTACCTGCTTCATTAGCAACTACAATAGTAGCTCCTGCTCCAATAAGGTTTTTGTTAGTATTATTAGGGCCTGCTGGTATAATTACAGATGTAGCTGTAACTTCTACGTCATCATAAGCAACGTGTAAACGTCCTTGTTCAGACCATACTACTGTATCAGAAGCCATAGGCATTTCTGCTCCTACCATTCTTAAGAATCCAGAGATAGTACGGTTTCCGTATCTCTCTACTTCTTTTTCATACACTTCTGGTAAGAATTGTTGTGTAAATTTCATGTCATTCAATGATAAATAGTTATCATTAAATAAAGTTTGTGTTGGGCGTGGCGTCAAGTGAGCTAATGCTCCTGCGCTACCCTTAAATTCTCCTGCCATTTTATTATTTTTTTAATGGTTATTATTTTCGTTTTCTAATTTTAAACGAAGAAGCAGTTTTTCCGCTTGGGACTGATCTAACCTTCCAACCGTTAGGAGCATCGACTTCTTGGTGAGCCCCTCTAGGACTCATATCGATGTTCTTAGCTTTTGATATGGAATCTTTCATTGCATCAGCTTTGCCTTGCTCATAAAAGTGATTAGCAATCTTGTCAGCGTTCATAGCTGTAAATAGAGACTTATGGTAACCACCAGCGTCAGACATTTCATTTTTATCATTCAAGAACTTCTTGACAAAATTATTAATGTCGCTTTGATTACTCTTAACAGATTCTACATCATTAACGTTGTACCTAAATTTTTTATCTCCAACAGCGAAATCAAAACCTTTGAAATCTTTTGAAAATAATTTTTGAGTCTTTGTTTTAAATGTAGACACCTGTGCCTCTGCTAATTTGCTAGCTTCCTCATTTTCTTTTGTATATCGGTTAAAGAATTCAACCGCTTTCTTTTGTTCAGGGTTCAATCTAGACCCTGCTTTAATTTCTTCGTAATACTTAGTCTTTAATCCGTCTAAGTAATTTTTAGCTTTAGCTAATTCCTCTTTGTGAGCAATCTGCTTTTTTCGAACATCTCTCTCCTCATCTAACTCTTGGTCATAAGAAAAAGTATCTTCCATTAGGAAGCTTATTTCTTCAGAGTCCAGGTGAGGCTTTGTTGTTTAGTAGTACTCTCTAAGAAGCTGCGTTTCACTTAAAGACGTATAATCTGTATTAAGTTTAACATAATCTGACAAGCTACCGCCTGTTTCATTCATAAACTCAACTACTTTTTGTATGTTCTCAGGCAATTCAATACCCGCATCAGCTTCTATTAAAGCTTGTTCTACTTGATCTTCAAGCTCTTCAGTTTGCTCTACAACCTCTTCTTCGGTTATTTCCTGAATAATAGGCTGCTCAATTGTTTCTGTAACTTCCTCAACTTCCTTAACCTCTTCATTAATCTGTTCAACAGGAGCCTCCTCGCTTACTGGTTCTTGTTCAGCTGGAGTTTCTTCAGTAGGTTTATTTAGCTCGGCTAAGTTTACTTTAATTACGCCGTCATCAACGGTCATTGGTCCAACAGGACTCTGCTCCACCACTTCTTCAGTGGCGGTTTTGTTTTCTAGTTCTTCTGACATGATAAAATATTATATAATTATTACTATTATTATTACTTAGGATCAAAGTTACCTAAGCCGAAATCTCCACTAAGTATGTCGTTTCCTGCGGATTCGAAGTTTTTAGGAGGTAAATCGTTTTTTCTTTGGTTTATTAATTCACTTTGTTGTGAAGCCTGGATTTTTGTTCGGTCATCTTTTCTATCTTCTTTTTCTTTTATCTCGGACTTTTTACCAGATACTTCCAAGCCTTTAAGCTGCATATTCATTTGAAACTCTAACTGCATAAGTTCTTTTTTCAAAGCTGCTTCTTGCATTAATTTTTGAGTATCTATCTCGGCTTTAGCTTGCTCTAGACTTATTTTTTGCTGCATGAGCGCTTGGCTTTTCTGTACTTCTGCTTGAGCAGCTACCTGCTGGGCCTGAGCATTTGCTTGTGCCTGCGCTTGAATATTTTCTTGTTGTATCTTTTGATCTTTCTTTTGTTTTTGATCTCTTCTTATTTTTAGCAATTGATTAGCTAATTTAAGATTCTTTATTTCTCTAAGATCTATAGCGTCTGATAAATCAATCATACCGGCTTGAACAGCTACTTGTATATTGTTTTCGAGCATTGCTTTTTCCTCTTCGTCAGGCGAAAGCTGTATGAATATACCAAAATCATACAAATATAAGTCTGACATTTCTTGCAGCACAGCTACATTCTGATTACCTATCTTATGTATGAACGCTTGTCTTGTGGGCGAGTATTCTATAATATCAGATATTCTTAATGATAATCCTTCGCATAAATCTGCGGTTATAAATAAACTTCCGTTTAATATATGTCTTGTTGCTGTGTTTGAGTTAGCAGCTGCCATTTTCTGCACGCCTACCAATGCTCTTGCGTCTGGTGTGCTACCGTCTCTTGCTTCATTAAGCCCCGTCACATCTCTTATCATTTGTAAATAATAATTGTATGTGGTTATTAAGCTTTGTAGTTTTGCCCCGCCAGATCCTGATTGTATTTCCTGAATAGGAACTTTACCTGGATTCATATCACCCTCTTGAGTGAAGCTTCTACCAATTACCGATCCAGTTTGAAAAAACATATTTAATGCTTCTTGCGGATTGTAGTTTGTGCCGTTGCCTAAATCAATTTCAGCTAAACCATCTGCGTCTAAATAAACTCCATCTGGAACCATCCTAGACATCACTTGCTGTAATTTCAAGTGAGTAAGCTGAATCATATCCGCAAACCCTGTTATTCTTGAAACTAAACTTTCAATACGCCCTTTATACATTCTAGGAGCAACTATACTGTAATTCATTTTTACTTTAGTATAATCGCTTTTAGGTCTTATCATATTAGTAGCTAACTCCCATTTAAGGACTCTACCTCCTAAAACTTTAACCCCTTCGTATAAAACTTCTAAAGACTGAGATATCTTTTCAATCTTATGATCCTGCATTATTTTTTCAGGTGGATTAAACTGATCGTCTTTAGGTATTATTTTAGACGCTCCTGTTGCCAGCTCTTTTACTTTGTATACTTCATTTGTATAAGTCTTGTAATTAAAGTACAATACCTGCACAGTGTTAGCATCATCGCCATTATCATTATTCAAAGTTCTGTCATAAAAGCCATTTGCTTTGTACGATTGCTGAGATAATTGACCAAGGTCTTCGTTTGTTAAATAAGGGAATTGCTTTTTTAATTCATTTATATGCACACTCTTAACTTCACCTACATAATATATATCGTCAAAATACGGTGAATCGGTATACGACCATACTAAGTTAGTAGGATCTACATAGTCCACGACTACCCCTTCTGATTTGCTAAATGTATTTTTAACAGCACCTATACCTATGGTAGTTAAGTCGTAATTACATCGTCTTTTGGTTAAGTCGTATTTATTACCCTCTAGTAATACATTTATAGCTTGCTCTTCAGCTATTTCAACTTGCTGTTTATAAGTAAGTTGCATGTGTACCTCTAGCTCTTCTTGATTTCTAGGCACAACGTCAGGAGCATTTTCAAACAAATTAACTCCAAATTCTTTTCTTACAAATTCATTCAGATCTTTGGTTTCCATGTCTCTTATTAGAGACTCCATATATTTAGTTCTTTTCTCAACGCCAAATGGATCTTGAGAATAAGCTTTAACATCAAATGATCTTTCAGATATTCCGTTAACAACAATATCAACAAACTTAGGAACCACTGGCACAGGTTTCCAATCTAAATTAAGATAAGATAAATCCCCGTTTATAGATAGTTCATCTTTATATTTTTGCACAGGTTGTTCACCTCTTGCATATAACCTTAAGTTATGAAAAGTGTTTTGATTACTTCTGAATCTACCAATACCGTTATCCGAAGAGAACCACTCGCTTTCAATAGCATTACCGATTTTCTTGCCATATTCTAATGACATTTTTTCTTCATCGCTTGCTACTTGACTCGGAAAATAAGATTTTACAACTGACTCAGCCATATATTTATTTTTCTATTAATTTCGAAAATGCACCGCTATTGGTGTATTTAGCTATTTTTAAATTTAACTTTCTTTTTTGCATTTGTGGAACCGGCTTATATAAATTTTTATTACAAGCCATTATAGCTAAACCTGAACTTATAGCTGCATCAAACTTTGTTCTTTTATTTATATCGAATTTAGCCCAATCGTTTAAGGTTTCGTTAAAATACATATTGCCATATTGGCCGTCTGATTTTAATCCTATGTATTGGTCTATATATGATTCTATAGCTGCAGCGTGTGCTTGTTTTATGTCTTCACTTGAATTAGGTATACCACCTATTTCTTTTTCTGCCACAGATAGCTTATTCCATATCTTGTCTGGTCTATTCATTGAATACCCTCTGTATCCTCTTCTTTTAAAATAATATAATAGACGCGGTTTATTATTCTCACACAGCAGAGGCATGCCGTAAAATACGCAAGCCATTAGCACATCTTCAAAAAACATTTCAGCTGTTTGGGGTCTTGCTACATATTCTAAAAAGAAAGCATTAGGCGGATGATCTTCTAAACTAAACTTAGTTAATCCGTGCAAAGCGCCTTTAGATCCTCTCCCGTCTGTTGTTCCGGATATATCGTAACTGTCACAACCAAAAGCACCTATATGTTCGTTGCCTGGTGATTTTCTACCATTTTTTATAAATTGATTATTCTGAACACTAGCCGATGGTATCCAACTGACTTTAAATCTTCCATTTGGATTTGGTGTAAATTTAACTTTACTGTCTTTTATACCGTTTTCCCAAGAAAAACTACCCGTTGTAACTACCGCTGAATTAGCTAAGTCTTCGTTATAATCTATTTGTTCATATATTTTAACTAAGTTAAATATACTGTTTTTTGTTTCATCTCTAAAAGCGTGTTCCTCCGTCCTAGGAAACTGTCTATAAAACTCATTTAGAGCATCCTGATCGCTTTTTAATCCTTCAGCTTCATTATTCCAATGCTCAATTACCCCGACGTCAATAACGTCTCCATTGTGGTCCTCACAATGTTCTGATGGGGTGTCGAAGACAGGCATCCCAAAAGAGTCAATGAATCCTTCGTAATTCCATTCCATAGGAATGAACAAAGAATAGAGTCCTGACTTGGTTTGTCCATTTCTATTTCTTTTGGAAACATCAGAATCATTATATAATTTTTTAAAGTTTTCTCCTCCTTTATCTAAAGCATTTGATGTTGAACCCATCATACACTTACCAATAATTCTAGCCCCTAATCTTAACGTTGTTTTCGTAACCCTCCAGTTGTTGAGGATGTTGTCTGGTTTCTCCCATTTACCCGATTCATCGTGGACGAGGAGTTTAAGCTTCTCCCCATCGTAGGAGTTGTCACCCGTATTCTTCCAGTCGATCGTGGTATCGAGACCCTCGAGGAGCTCCTGATCTTTTTTATTTTGTATGGATTTTCTAGTGAGTCTACTGGCTGGTATTCTATAGGCAAGTTCGGTCTTGGGCCTGTCCATACCGTCCTGGATGGGTTTGAAAAAGAACGGGTAGTTGACAGATATAGGGACGACCTTATCTGTGAACATATTCTTAGCATCGGCTCCAGACTTAGACAAGATACCGTACCGTGC